GGCTTCGTGTCGGCGATAACAAAGATAGTGCTACGGTCTACGATATATCAGACGACCTTACATACAAAGATAAAAAGAACTTTACATTAACACACTTTCAGGAAAGAGTTAACATCTATAATAGAGAAGGCTTTGACTATGAAATACATACGGTGGATCTAAAATGATTTCAGATGATGATTTTAAGTTTTTATTAGATAAGAGTCAAGGCTCTAAAAAAATATTAGAGATAGGTACAGGTACGGGTAAAAGTACAGCCGCATTAAGACTTAATGCTGAGGTGTACACCATTGACAGACATGATATAATTGAGTATAATGTAGATTGTTATAAATTCAATTGTGAAAGCAAAGAATACTGGTTAGATTATATGCACTATGACTTTGATTTTGTTTTCGTAGATGGCTCTATAACTAAACTTGATTGTGAAGAAATACTTAAACGTACAAAGGACTCTTTTAAAATTGTATTCCATGATTATATGCCTAATGAAGATAAGGACCCAGGCAAAAACAAAGGTTGGTATAATATGAAAATATTTAAAGAAACAGCATTATTAGACTATGATATGCAAGAGTCACAAGGCGGCTCTCATTGTGGCATGTTAGTGCTTAATAAAGATAAATAGTTATATGATTGATCGTGTTAATGATAAAACGGTTAAGATAATCAGACTGGTTTCTGGAGAAGAAATCTGTTGTAGGTTTCCTTTGCATAAAGACCAATTACCTGAAAACTCTAAACTATTAAGGTTACAAGAACCTATGCTAATTAAATACGTACCTCGTATTACTGAGCAAGGTATATCTGATTATATTGCATTGGTTAAATGGGTTGGTTTTACAGATGAAAAAATAGTTACTATTCCTGTTGATAAGATTATTACAATATGCAATGCTACACAAGGTTTTACTAAAAGATATAGTGATCTTACACACGCACTAAAAAACACGAAACAACCATTACCTGGATTTATTGAAAGAGAAATGTCTGAGGAAGAACTAGATCGTGCCGCTTCCAATTATGAGGATATAGATAAATCTGATATTAAAGAAGTCGCTGACTTACTTAAAATGCCATCAAAGAAGTTGCACTAGTGGGGTAGCTACTATCCTCGGTAACAACCAGCATGGTTAGTATAACAAGAGAATTAGATTATGTCAAGCACCAATGAAAATTAGATTTTACAAAAGACTAGATGGCATGAGATGGCTGGGTTTTGTACTCGCTATGATAGGTGCTTACATACTTTCTAATGCAAACCCTAATACTCAATGGGTAGGTTGGGCAATTGCAACATGTTCATGTACGATATGGATATATATGGGCATAAAAGATAAAGATATACCTAGAGCATTAATGGAACTTATGTACTTGTTACTCGCTTTGAGAGCAATATATAACTGGATATTGTGATAGGTCCTTGACAATAACAACAAATATGATATAATTAAACTATGACTAAAACAAGAAAAAAATCTGAACATTATGTAGATAACAAAAAGTTTCTACAAGCGATGATAGAATATAAAGATAGGTGCGATAAAGCAGAAAATAGAAAAAGAAAACCACCACCAGTTACAAACTATATTGGTGAATGTTTTTTAAAGATTGCGAATCACTTATCTTATAGACCTAATTTTATTAATTACACTTTTAGAGATGATATGATTTCTGATGGTATTGAAAATTGTTTACAATATCTCAAAAACTTTAATCCTGCAAAGTCTAATAATCCTTTTGCTTATTTTACACAAATCATTTACTATGCTTTTATTAGAAGAATACAGAAAGAGAAAAAACAAAGTAATATAAAATATAGAATGATTGAACAGGCTAATATAGATGAGTTTGCTGTGTTACCTGGTGATACAAACAATGATTATAAGAATCAGTTTTTAGAATTTTTAAGAAAGAATAAACCATCTACGGAAGAACAACCACAATTAAAAGAAATCAAAGTTAAGAAAAGAAAAAAAAGAACCTATACAAGTGTTTTAGATATATAATGAAGATAGCACTATTGAATGATACACACTTCGGTGTTCGTAATGATAGCCAAGCGTTTAGAGATTATCAATTAAGATTCTATAATGAAATCTTTTTTCCATACCTAAAAGAAAACAATATTAATACATTGGTACATTTAGGTGATGTTGTAGATAGAAGAAAGTTTATTAATTTTCAAACTGCTTCTATTTTTAGAAAACAATTTTGGGATAGATTATACAAAGAAAAGATTGATACACATATTATTATAGGTAACCACGATACTTATTTTAAAAATACTAATGACGTAAATGCTATAGAAAATCTTTATACTTCATTTGATAGAAAACACGAACCCTTTATCTATACTAAATCAACCGTTGTTGACTTTGATGGTACACCTATATTATTTGTACCTTGGATATGTGATGATAATTATGATCACTCAATGAATATGTTACAAACAGCTAAAGCAGATTTATGTTTTGGTCATTTAGAAATCAAAGGTATTGAAATGCAAAATGGCGTAATCAATGAACATGGTTTGGCTAAATCAGATTTTAGTAGATACGATAGAGTAGTTTCAGGTCACTTTCACAAACATACAGATGATGGTCAAATATTTTATTGTGGTGCTCAATACGAGATGACATGGTCAGACTACCAAGACCCAAAAGCGTTTCATGTTTTTGATACAGAAACCAGAGAGATGACAAGAATATCTAATCCTTTAACTATACACAAAAAGATAATCTATGATGATAAAAAGAAAGATTATACAAACTATGATATACAACCTTATCATAATCACTTTGTTAAATTAATAGTATTAAACAAAACAGATAACGAGGTATTTGACAAATTTGTAGAAAGATTGTATAATGAGATAACAATACATGATTTAAATATTGTAGAGGACTATTCAGACATTAAAGCTAGCGTAAGAGAAGACATATTAGAAATGGGTGAAGATACGGTTACATTCCTAAACAACTATGTTGACCAGTTAGAAACAGATGTAAGTAAAACAAAATTAAAAGAATATTTGAAATCAATTTATATTGAGGCAAGTGATAATAAAGTATGATATATTTTAAGAAGTTAAGATGGCGTAACTTTCTATCTACAGGTAATCAGTTTATAGAAGTAGACCTAGCAAAGTCACCATCTACATTAATCATAGGAACAAACGGTGCAGGTAAATCAACTTTACTTGACGCATTATGTTTTAGTTTATTTAATCGTGCCTTTAGAGATATAAAGAAAGAACAACTTGTAAATACAATCAATCAAAACGATTGTGAAATAGAATGTGAGTTTGAAACTGCTAACAAAAAATATAAAGTAGTAAGAGGTATTAAACCTAATAAATTTGAAATCTATTGTAATGATGTATTATTAAACCAAGACGCTTCTAATGTAGATTATCAAAACATGTTAGAACAGAATATTTTAAAATGTAACTATCGTGCTTTTTGCCAGGTGGTCATCCTTGGATCAACATCATACGAACCATTTATGCACCTACGTGCTAGATACAGACGAGAGGTTGTAGAAGAAATATTAGACATAAGAGTATTCTCACATATGGATTTATTGTTAAGACAGAAACAAGGTGAGTTAAATAAATCTGTTGTTGATGTAAAACATAGATATGATTTGATGACCGAAAAGTATGAATTACAAAAGAAACATTTTGAAGAAGTACAAAGCAGAGATTATAGAGATATAGATGATCGTAGAGACCAACTAAAAGAAAATGAAAAAAGTAATTACGAATATAATCAAAAGTTACAATTACTAAATGAAAAAATTATATATACAAAAGCAGAGATATGGGGTAGTGAAAAAGTATTTAAAAAAGAAAGTGAATTGAACAAACTAGAATCAAAGATAGAACATAAACTTGATAGAGAAAAAAAAGATGTAGAGTTTTTTGAAAACAATGACAATTGTCCTACGTGTACACAACCTATTGATGAAAGATTTAAACAAACACAAATATACGAAGGCAAGAAACAGATTAGCAAACTAGAAGAAGGATTGCAACAACTAACGGCCGAGATGGGGAGAACACAAGAACAGATAAAGCAATATAAAGCAGTAGAAAAACGATTAAATGATTTAGATATATCTGTTGCAAAAATCAATACCTCTATTTCAGAAATCAATAGACACTCAAATAGATTAGATACAGAAATTGCTAAATTTGAAAATGCTGATACTAATACAAACGTTATACAAAAAGAATTAGAACAAATAAAAGAAGACTTAAAATTAGTAAACGTAGAAAAACAAAAGGCAGTAGAAGAAAAGAAATACATTGATATTGCTAGAGAGATATTAAATGATACAGGTGTTAAAGCAAATATCATTAAGAAGTATCTGCCTATAATGAATAATTTGATTAATAAATATCTCCAGTCTATGGACTTCTTTGTTAACTTTCATTTAGACCAGGAGTTTAATGAAACAATAAAGAGTAGATTTAGAGATACGTTTAATTATAATAGTTTTAGTGAAGGTGAAAAGTTAAGAATAGACCTTGCGTTATTATTTACATGGCGTACAATTGCTAAAATGAAAAATAGTACAAATACAAATCTATTAATACTAGATGAAATATTTGATAGTAGTTTAGATGGTCAAGGTACCGAAGACTTTTTTAAAATACTTAAAACACTAACAAATGAAAACACATTTATTATATCTCACAAAGGTGATATACTATTTGATAAATTTACAAACATAATAAAATTTGAGAAATATAAAAACTTTACAAGGATCGCTCAATGAACTATAAATTATTACCACCAACAGATGAAAGAGTATTATCAAGCATAGTACCTTTTGATATAGAAGAATTTAAAAAACAAGAGAAGATATCCGTTACAGAATTTTGTAACAATATGTTTGAAACAATGAAGAACTATGGTGGTATAGGTCTATCAGCAAACCAAGTAGGTAAACCATATAGATTATTTGTAATGGGTGACAATCCACAAATAAACAATGGTCAGAAATGGGTATGTATTAATCCTGAAATTACAAATGTGAGTAAAGAAACGATTAGATATAAAGAAGGTTGTCTAACTTTTCCTTTCTTATTTTTAGATATAGAAAGACCACAAAAAATAAAGGCTAAATATCTAAATGAACAATTAGAAACCGTAGAAGAAGAATTTGATGGTATTGTTAGTAGATGTTTTCAACACGAATTAGACCATATGTATGGGAGAGTATTTACTGAACTTGTTAGTAAATTAAAATTAGAGATGGCACTAAAGAAAAGAGATAAAGAAATAAAAAGGGTTACAAATTTATGGAAAGAAAAATCTTAAAAAAATTAGACTTGCCTGAATATAAACAACCACTTAATAGTGTTGTTGAATTTTTAGATAACTTATCGTATTCAGCAGTAAAAACAAAATACAACGCAAAAGGTAATTGGGATGCTGTATCAATTAGAGGATATAGTGATGATATAGGCAATATCTTAAAACCTGGCGTATTAAAATCAGATGTACAACCAGCAGAATTAAGATGGACTAAATTATATGAAGAACCTTTTTTATTACCTTTAAAAGAAATACTATCTCATATACCAGCAGAGCTTGAACGTGTAAGAGTTATGCGATTAAAAGCAGGTACAGATATTAAGAAACATACAGACAAGGTAGATAAAGAAATTAAAGCAGGTAAAATTGTTAGATTACATGTACCATTAAGAACAAATCAACATGTACATTTTTACCTATGGGAAGGCAAGAAACAAAATCATTATAATTTAGATGTTGGTAAATACTACTATGTAGATGTATCTAAACCACATGCCGTACAAAATAAAGCAATTTTTGATAGACT